ACGGCGACATCGCAGAAATCATCGTATACAACCGAGCCTTAAACACAAGCGAGCTTGCACAAGTCCATCGCTACCTCAGTCGAAAGTGGGGGATACAGCTTGCGTAAAGTTATCGTTATACCCAAGGCAGAGAGGGACAGCGCCAACACATTCTGCAATACAATAGGCGCAGAGGGCGAAACGTTTACAGTCAAGTTATACACAGGCACAACACATACGCACTATATCTGTAATTGGCTAGTCAGCGATGCAGAAGCGGCGGAGATAGACAAGTATTTTACGCTAGTATTTGATGATGCGGAATTTGCTATTAATACATTGGGACTAAATAAAGGTGAGATAGATGCAGATATTTATTAGTTCAATAGATAGAACAAACAAAGTTAGAGTAGGCACGATAGAAATTGAAGATGCCATTAATGAACGTTCAATGGCGCGGCTACAGTTGGTTGATACATCAATGACATTATCTTTGTCAGATGGTCAGCCTATTTCTATTTATGATGATTCGGCAGTTTTAATTTTTTCAGGTTATTTGCTATACCCAAAGAAATTCGTACCAATAACAAACAATGCCATTATTTATGATATAGAATGCGTAGACCAACATCAGATAGCAGATAGATTATTGGTTGCAAAGACATATATAAATACATCAGCTCAAGACATTGCCAACGATTTATATTATACTTATTTAGAGCCGGAAGGCGTCACAATCGGCGAAATATATGGAGTTTCATTATTTCCATCAAGCGGACTATTTCCGAGTGATACATTATTTCCATTCGCTTCAACTGTGATATTGGAACAGGCAACATTCCCACGTGTCGGAACCGTAGCAGATGCCATGAATGAGCTTGCAGAAATCACGGGATATCAATGGTATATTGACTACGACAAAAAATTCTACTTTGCTCCGAGAACATTTTTTAATGCTCCATTTTCAATCACAGACACAAGCGCAGTTATGAACATTAACGTTAAACAAGACAAGTCACAATACCGCAATAGGCAATACATTCGAGGCGGATTGAGTCAAACGGATTTAATCACACTTGAAAAACCAACGCCTAATCCAGATGGAGTATCACGAACATTCATTTTGCGCTTTCCGATAGCAGAAAAGCCACGCATTTTTATCAATAGCACAGAAATTAATTCGAATGATATTGGGATTAATGGAATAGACACAGGAAAAAAATATTATTACCTATACAACGCCAATACAATCATCCAAGACAGTACAGAAACAATTCTCACATCAAGCGATGTTATCGAGGTTACATATCGCGGATTGGTGGCGTTATCTCTAGTTTCAGAGAATCCCGCGGCGATTGCAGAGCGAGCAAGCGTTGAAGGTGGAACTGGAGTATATGAAAGAATAGATGTTGATGCGGCGATATCATCAAGGCAGGAAGCACTTGACATCGCAAACGGGAAACTTACAAAATATGCTAAAATTTTACGAGAAATCACATATGACACATATACGGCGGGACTTTCCGCAGGACAGTTGCAGAATGTTAACCTCACACAATACAACATCAGTTCAACGGATTTTTTGATTGATAAAGTTCAAATATCTGAATTAGATGGAACAGGAAGGTTATTATATACAGTCCATGCCATAGACGGAGAAACATTCGGCGGATGGCAGAAATTCTATAGGGATTTATTGCGTCAAGATTTAAAAATGAGCATCCGAGAAAATGAATTATTAGTTATTTTGTCTACGGTCGCAGAATCTCAAGGGTGGAACGAGATTAATACAATATCAGTATTTGCATGCTCGTTACCAAGCGATTTATTATTTCCAAGTGATACATTATTGCCATGCTAGGAGGGATTAAATGAATTTAGGATGGTTCGGTGAATTTGAAATTATCGATGGTGATGAAAGATTTATTGTAAATAATCGAATCACCAATGCAGGATTAAACTTATTGCGCGATGCACTCAATGGAGAAGTGACATCATGCGAAATCAAATATCTTGCATTAGGCACAAGCTCAGCAACTGTAAGTGATGCCGATACGCAACTTGGAGCAGAAATATTCCGCACTACTTTTATAACCACAACGAAACCAGACGTAGGACAGCTAGAGAAAACCGCGGTCATATTAGATAGTGAAGCGGTAGCCGCAATCGAGGAAATTGGAATCTTTGCAGGAGTTACCGCATCAAGCGCGACCAATAGCGGAATCATGATAAGCAGGGTACTTTACAGTCGAAATAAAACCAATCTTGAAAGCATACAAATTGTAAGACGCGACTCAATACAAAGGGGATGATGATATGCCGCAATACGTTAAAACAACGTGGGTTAATGGAAGTTCGCCCGCAATCAATGCAACAAATCTTAATAAAATTGAAGATGGTATATTTGCTTCAATTACACAAGATGGCAGTACATCGATGTCGGGACAATTTGTCACGATTTCAGGGAGTGCAACAACACCAAGTATTGCACCAACAGGCGATAGTAATACAGGCATATTTTTCAGCGGCGCGGATGTCATTAATTTATCAAGTGGCGGAACAAGAATAATGACAGCGTCAACATCTTCAATTGCAATAACAAATTCGCAAATATTCGTCAATGCAGGAACGGCAGGAACGCCGAGCATTTCGCCGACAGGTGACGGAAATACTGGAATATATTTTAGTGCGGCAGATGAAGTTACAATTGCAACAGGTGGATTTTCAAGAATGGATATCGGAAATACAGGATTCGCTTTTGGTTCAAGTAGCGTAGTAAATTCAAATTTTACTTTTTATCTTGAAGAAAACATTTCTACAACACGTTATCCTCTTGGCGCGTATTTAGCATTAGCCAATACAACAGCTACAGCCGCGGCACGATTCTTAAAATATGATAATACCAATTCAACGGCACAAGTTTATATTCAATTTGCTAATAATTTAGGCGGTACAGGTGGTGGGCAAATTAATGGAAATGGAGCGGCACAAGCGGCGTTTGGTTCATTTTCAGATGCAAGATTAAAAGAAAATATTGAAAATTTGCCAAATCAATTAGAAAATATAAACGATTTACGACCCGTTGAGTTTGACTATAAAGATGGAAGCGGACACCAAGTTGGATTTATTGCTCAGGAAATTCAAATGATATATCCCGATGCAGTAAGCATTGGAGCGGATGATTATCTGACGGTTACAGGATGGGGAAAGACAGAGGCGATACTAGTAAAAGCCATTCAAGAGTTAACAGAAAAAGTTGAAAATCTTGAATCACGCATAACAGCACTAGGAGGTTAAGTGATGAAACAAATTGCGGCAAATAGCGGTATTGCTTTCATCGGCTCAGCTATTGCATTTTTTTTCGGGGAGTGGAGCCAGATGTTAATGTTATTCTTTTTTGTCATCATCATGGATTATTTAACAGGCGTTATGGCGGCGATAATCGAAAAAAATTTATCATCAGCGATAGGATATAAAGGATTAATAAAAAAGTTCGGAATGGTTTTAGTTGTGGCATTAGCTAATCAACTCGACCAGTTTACAGGACAGAATGTCATCATGATTGGAGCAATATTCTTTTTTATCGCTAACGAGCTTGTGAGCATAACTGAAAATTATGGTCGTATTGGGTTACCATTACCGCCGCAACTTAAAAATATCATTAAGATATTGAGGGAAAAACAATGAGCGTATTTGCAGGGTACCGCATCACATCTCCATACGGCGACCGCATACATCCAATCAAAAAAACTAGTATATTTCATCGTGGGATTGATTTGGTGATTGGTCATCAAAAGCCAATACTATCCTTTACCGATGGTGAAGTCATCTTTGCAAAGGAAGGTAAGGAAGGCTCAGGATTCGGAAATTATGGAAATGTGGTTGCTGTGAGGGATTCCAATGGCGCATTACATTGTTATGCACACCTTCACACTATTGGCGTTAATGTGGGCAATTTGGTAAAGCGTGGCGACCCGATAGGCACTGAAGGAAACACAGGACAATCGGCAGGAAGTCACTTACATTATGAAGTTCGTCTTAAGGATTCGTCTTCATTTGGATTCGGCACACATACCGACCCTACAGAATACTTGACAAAATTTTATGCAGATGAATCAAAGGTTAGCGAATGGGCAAAGGATGCATTGGCATGGGCAGTACGTAATAAGTTTACAGATGATTCTAATCTAAAAGAGCCAATGACCAAAGAACAGATAATCACAATCCTACATAGGATATCGCAACGTTAAGCCGTAAGGCTTATTTTTTTTACTCAAAAAAATAATTTTAAAAAACATTGAAATATATTAAAATAGCGCTTTACATACAAATACATATCATGATATAATAAGGTATACCAAATAACAAGGAGACGATAAAAATGACAAGAAAAGAGCAGGAATTACAAGAAATTGCGAAATTACTAATGGGATTGGAAACATTGAAAACATCAGAAGATGAAGAAAAAAACTTCCCAACAATAAGCATTTGGAAAATTAGAAACGCATTAGAAGCCGCTTATGCCGCAGGTATGCAAAGAGGAATGAAAGAAGAATAAAAAAACGGATAAATAAATCAAAGGAGATAATACAATGACAAGAAAAGTTCAAGAAGTTTCGGGATATGTTCGATATTCATTAATTTATCAAATTGAAAAAATGATGCCAAGAAATTATGAAGCGAATCTAATCGTAGCAGAAAACAAACAATCATCAAGCATAATAATAAAATATAAAAATGATTCAATTCTAACAATTGGAATAAGCGACAATAAAACAAATGATGATGTTACAGTATCAATTTCAGAAGATGGAAAAGTAAAAAACATGAACAAATTGAAAAATGAAGTAAAAGAAATAATAATCAAGAGATTAAAAAAATATTAAAATAAAAGCCGAGGGCGGCGGCGAATCCGCCTAATAAATCAAAGGAGTAATGACGATGGCAACAGGCGAAAATTTTAAGATGATTTCAGGAAATGCAGGAAAAGAAAGGGAAAAAATCTTAAATGAAGCTTACAACATGAAAACAAATAATCCTCATATTTTAGCATTAAGAAAGGAAATCGAATATTATAAGAATCATGCGAAGAATTGGGAAGATACAGCGACAGAATGGAAAGAAATGTATGAAGAATTAGAGGAACAAATTAAAAAATAACAAAAGCCGAGTATGTCGGAAATACCGACAAACAAACAAGGGAGCGATGACAAATGACAACTTGGACACAGAAAAACAACATTAAAAAATGGGTAGAGGAAAAATTATATGATGTAGTTGAAAAGTTATTGCCAGAAGGATTTGAGCTTGGATTTGATGCAAGCCGAATAAGCGAAAGCTCATACCTTACAATCACACATCCAAACGGATTAGATGGTTTTACAATCCGAATCAGCGCACATTTCAAACCATGCTATGGCGGCGAAATCAATGTACTAATGACAGACGGCGAAAGCATGAGAACGAAAACAGACATTAAAAAAGAAGTAATTGCAGAAGTAAAAAAGAATATTGCAATATATGCATAAAAATATTAAAATATTGGAAGGAGGTGAGAACATGAACAAAGAAAAGTTTGATAGAATCATTGATTTGCTTGACGAGTCAATCATGCGGAAAGTCAAAAAAAATTATTCAATCAGCATCAACGAGGAAGAAGAAACCGAAAAGGCATGCGAGAAGGTATTAGGCAGAAAAGCAACAGATGATGAATTTAACAAGGTTTTCATTTCAGATGAATTTACAAGCATTTTAGACGAAATTGATGATTTTATTAGATTTCGAGAAAAAGCCAAGGAAGGCAAAGGACACTTTGAAGATTTCACGCACGACAATCCATTCGGGAGCAAAGGAGGGTTCAGATATGACAAGTAGTAAAGTCCGCGCCGCGTTGGAATTGCGCCAGAAGATGCGAGAACATCGCAGATTAGCAAAATCTATGAATGCAGATTATCGAGAATTGGATTTGCAGTATGAAAATTTAGTTCAAAATTTTAATGTATCAGAACAGAAAGAATTTATTAAAATACTAGAGGAGGTAAAATGATGGAAAAAAAAGATATTTTGAAAGATTATATAACAGTTAATGAGCGAATACTTAAGTTTTATGAGCAGTACCCAGACGGTAGAATCATCACTAATATCGTATCATGGACAGAAGGAAGAATAGTAATGCAGGCGACCATATACCGCGACCATGAAACCGAAAAAGCTTTATCCATCGGACATGCATATGAACAAGAAGGAAGTACTTATATCAACAAAACATCAGCACTTGAAAATTGCGAAACATCGGCAGTCGGCAGAGCGTTGGCATTGGCAGGATTCGAGATTAAAAAGTCCATAGCAAGCCGCGAAGAAGTGGAAGCCGCACAGGCGAAGCAGGAACAGCTTAAGAAGGAAGAAGCCGCAGAGATACCAGAAATCATCAAATCATTGTATGAGGAAAAGTTCGGGAATCTTGAAAACTTTGAGTTAAATATCAATAAGCTTAAGGAACGTGGGTTTACGTATGAAGAAATCTATCAAAGGTTGGAGGGCAAAAAATGAACAGATTCGAGCTTAAAGGTTACATCTATGGCGAACCGCGATTATACGGAAGCGGAGAGAAAACAGTATGCAAGGCACTTATAAAGACAGAAAAAAGCTTCATCAATGTGACTGCATTTGCGGAAATGTCGCGAATCCTGCACTCACATAGAAAAGGCGAAGAAATTCATTGCGATGGCTCCATCAAATCAGGAAGTTACGAAAAGGAAGGAAAAAAGATTTACACGCAAGATTTGGTAATTGAAAAAATTTACGGAATCACGCAAAAAAAAGAAATTGATGATTGGATGAAATGAGATGGAGTACCAGACGATAGCCCGAGAAATAATCGAATGCGTTAAGAGATTGAAAGAGCAAGAACATTCCCTGGCAGATGCCGCCAGGGAACGCGCAACAATGGAATCATCATACCGAAAAGCTTTCGCCATCGAGATTATGAAACTTAAACAAATGGGGATACAAGCAAGCATTATAAAGGAGGTAGCACACGCAAATATCTCCGATATCGTATTACAACGCGAGTTGCAAGATTCACTTTTCATCGCAAAGCGAGAAAGCATTAGAGCCATCGAAACCGAGATATCAGCATGGCAGACAATTGCTAAATTTTATGAGCGGTGAATATTCTAAGCAGTTTCAAACACGCGGCAAACGCATAAAGCAAACGCAACGCCAGAAAGGCGACATAACCGCACAGACGCGACGAGAAGTGCAGGAACGTAGTAATGGAGCTTGCGAAATATGCGACCGCCAGAGAGCCACGCAAATGGCTCATATTACGAGCAGGAAAAGAATCGAGCATAAGACAACTGCAGATGATTTAATTCATGTATGCGTATCATGTCATCAATGGCTTGACCAGACACAAGAAGGAATAAAATATAAGGAGATGCGAAAATGAAATTATGGTTATACGGAAAGCTACTCAATAGTATGCTTAAAACAAAACGTTACAACAGATTTTATTTAAGATTGTGGGAATTATGGCACATCGAGAAAAGGAGGATAGATATGCGGAATCGCAACAATTTAACTAATGATATACGACTTTAATGAGCAGTTGCAGAAGGGCGAACGTTATGAGGATGAATTAGATATTTTTTTCAGTAAATTTTACAAGATTAAAAAAGTTACGATGGACGAACAGCGGCAGGGATTCGATAGGATTTTTGTAAGACCAGACGGAACGCAATTGAAAATCGAATACAAATCAGATGACAAAGCACGCACAACAGGAAACTTTTTTATTGAGCTTTATAGTGTGTTTCCTACTAAACAAGGTTGGGCATACACAAGTCAAAGCGATTATATCATTTATTTATTAGTTGATTGGCGGATTTATGTGATTGATACTCCAGATATGCGGCGATGGGTAGAAAAATGGAAATGTGAGGAACGTATCAGGACATGCCGAAACAAAGACTACGAATCACAAGGGATACTATTGCCACTTAAAAGAATCGAAGTTGTAACAAAAAAAATCTATGAAAAGGATGCAGATGAATGGAAACTTACTACACAGTAAAAGAAGTAGCTAAAATTTTAGGAATGGCAGAAATCACAATTAGACAATGGATGGGACGCGGTCAACTACAGTTTACCAAGTTTGGCACGAAATCAGTAAGAATTAGCAAAACAGAAGTTGAGCGAATCATCAATAATAAGTAGTACACAAGGGCATTGCATTTCGATGTAATGCCCTTACACTACTAATAAAAATGTGATAAAATGATAAAAAGGAGTGATAAAAATGAATGTTTACAAAGTAACTGAAGTTGCAAAAAGATTGGCGGTTCATCCTTTGACAATTCGCACGATGATAAAAAAAGGGCAAATTAAAGTTGTAAGAGTCAACGAGCATACTATGCGTATTCCGCAATCGGAGCTTGATAGGCTATTGGAGGTGAAGTAATGGCAGATAACAAAAAATATTATTATTTAAAATTAAAGGATAATTTTTTTGATAGTGATTCGATGATTGTATTGGAGTCAATGCCCGATGGATATTTATATTCAAATATTTTATTGAAATTATATTTAAGAAGTTTGAAGAATGAAGGCAAGTTAATGTTTAATGACCGTATCCCGTATAATTCTACTATTTTAGCTCAAGTTGTTAGGCATAACGTTGGAGTAGTTGAAAAGGCATTAAAAATATTTAAGGAATTAGATTTAATCGAAATTATGGATAATGGAGCTATTTATATTTTAGATATACAGAATTTTATAGGTCATTCATCAAGCGAAGCCGATAGAATAAGAGAATACAGAAACAAAGTAAATGATGAAAAAGATGTACAAATGTTACAACAAACGTACGACAAATGTACACCAGAGATAGAGATAGAGTTAGAGAAAGAATTAAAGTTAAAGAAAGATATAGATATAAAAAAAGAATCATGTATACAAAATGTACACAAAGTGTATACAAAGAAAAAAAATAGTCCAGAAGCAGAAGAAATCTTATCCTACTTGAACCTAAAAAGCGGTTCAAATTATAGGTTGATAGATTCGAATTTAAAATTAATAGATTCAATAATTAAAAAAGGTTACACAAAAGAAGATTGTATAATAGTAATAGATAAAAAGGTGCAGGAATGGACCGGAACTGATATGCAACAGTATCTCCGACCATTGACACTATTTAGCTCAAAGTTTGATGCATATCTCAATCAGCCAATGACCAGAAAAAGAAGTAACTTTGAGCAGACACAAGACAATCTCAAAAACTTATATGATAAATATGGAGGGGAGCAGGATGGAGAAGAAAGAAGTAGTAAAAATATTTTCGATATTTAGTGTATGTTATCCAAAATTTATTGAATCAGGAAAAGAAGAATTAATGTTGGAAGTATGGCACTCAATGCTCAGCCGCTATCCGTATGAGCTTGTAAAACATGCCGCGGAAACTCACATTAAATCATCCAGATTCGCGCCAACAATCCATGACATTATTCAGCACATAATCGAATACGAGAACATTGGCAAGCTTGACGGTATGAGCGCATGGGGAATGGTCATTAAAGCGATTCGCAATTATGGATATTATCGAGAAGCTGAAGCATTGCAGAGTATGCCGCCAGAAGTAGCAGAAGTGGTAAATGCGATGGGATGGCAAACACTTTGCCTATCGGAAAACGAAATCGCAGACCGCGCACACTTTATTAAAGCTTATGATACGATGCACAAGCGGGAACAGCAAGTTGCGCTCATGCGTGGGAATGATTATTTGAAGTTAGGGAGATGAAACAATGAAACCATTAATACTTAAGTTACCGCCATCGGTAAATCATATGTACATTAATGCTAAGATACGCGGCAGGAACATGAGAATCCTTAACAAGTATGCAAATGATTGGTATAAGGATGCATTAGAAAAAACTATTGCTTATGTGGAGGAATCCCAATGGGAAACGGCAGAAGAAAAAGTTATCCTTGAATTATATTTTTTTTATCCCAATGCAAGATTGAGAGATTCGCATAATACATTAAAGATTCTTTTGGATTTGTTGGAGCGTGGTAGGATTTACACCAATGATAAATTCGCATTGCCGCGAGTCATGGACTTCACGTTAGATAAGGCGCATCCGCGAGTTGAAATCTTTTTAAAAAAGATGGAGAATGATTAAAAATAAAGCTTTACATATAATAATATAGTATGATAAAATTAGGCATAGCCAAAAAAAGGAGATGAACACAATGAACAAATACGATGCATATTGGGCAGAGCAACAAAAGAAAGCAGAAGCAAAAAAAGAACAAGCAAGAATTAAAAAAGAAGAAGAAAAGAAAGCAATGCTAAAAGATGTAAAGTTAGAAGGCGAACACGAATTAACAGGAAAGACGAAATCAGGAAAAGAAGTAAAATTTGAAAAATGTTGGGGAGTAAGCAAGCAAAGCCGATGGGCAGGAACATTATCAGTAAAGCAAGATGACGAATGGGTTACAGTATTTACAAAAGGTTACGAAAGCAAAGCACTTCAATGGATGGCGAAAAACTAAAAGCGAGGCGGTGTAACAGCCGCCTAATCAATAAAAGGAGGTGAAAAAAATGGAGAGATTAGAACAACAAATTGTGAATAAAATTGAATCATTAATCGATTTACTCACAGAAGGAGAATTGGATACAGTAGAAAAGGCAAGAATCAAAGGAATGATACAAGGATTAGAAAATGCGATTGTGATGA